CGATTGGAATATTTGTTGCTGTTTTAATAGCAACCTTATTTTTATATAGTGTTGTCAAATCAGATGCCGTACGACTAATTGCATACATCCCTCTACCATCAGTATTTGCATAATAAAGAAGAGTTGCATTATTACATTTCCCCCAAGCATTATTAGAAGAACTTCTTGGATTTATTTCGAGATTTTTATTATCAGTATTATAATTCGTTCCATGTGATCCATCAGATGTAACATTTGTTCTTGTGTACAAAAGCATACTCGCACTATTAAGCTGATAATTCACCCCATTAACAGAAGGTATCCAGTTCAGATCTATATAAGCATTTGAGCCATTGCCGGTATATCCTTCCCAAATTCCATGTACCGGAGAATTGTATGCTGTGGCAAGCGTTCCTGATGGCGATTTCCAATTCCGCAAACTGTCTGCCCCGGCAACGTGATTGGCAAATACCCAAAGACCGTCTTTTTTTACCCAAACACCGTCATTTACCCAGCCAAGTACCATAGCATTGTCGACCTCCGCATCCGGATCGCTTGGCTTTGTTATATAAGAGTTATACACCGCTTCATATTCAGGGCAGAGAGTCCACCCCGAACTCTTTTTTAACAGGCCTATTATGTGATGCGGAAAGGTCATGCCTCGTTACATATCGTATAAAATACATTGGTCCCGTCGTAATACCAGCTGATCAGGTTATACTTATCAGCGGTATCATCGTAAGTATCCGAGCCGTTAAGCTCCTTTGTAAAGGCTGCTCCAAGTGTTAATGAGTGACTGCCAACTCCATCGTTCAAAAGTGCAATCACCCCGCTCATCCCAGCAGAAAGGTTTGTGAGATTAATGGTAGTATCCCCGGTGAGCGTTGCCGTATGATTGTTCGATTTCGTACAATCACAATTCAGGGGATCAGCAAAAGTGACAGCTTCAGGATCCACATAAGCTTTACCTGTAATTCTTTCAACAGCATCCTGTGAGTCTGTACCCAGGCGATGAGTATGCGTAGACTTATCCCAGGTATTAGCGTCGTCACCAGCAAAGGATCCACCGTCATTATATTGAATCTCCGTATCGCTGCCCCCTGCAAGGCTTGAATTATGAGTACCCCTTATGATCTCAAAGTTTACTTCATTCACAGTCAATTCAATTGCCCGGCTTTCTATGGTTAATACAACACTCATGATGCGCCTCCCATATTTGATTCACCAACAATCAGAACCTGGCTACCCAGCAGGTGTTCTTCATCATCTTCCAGTCCACGTGAGGCAACCGTCTCTACGGTCTTTATTTCCAGCCTTACTTTCTTTGCCTGATAGTCATCAAGATCTCCCCTTTCAATATAAAATTCCAAGGTATAAACATCCGGGGCGTAAAGTGTTTCATAACCGGATTGAGTTTCACGGCTCCATTTTTTTATAATAGTATTTGCCAAATCATAAAGATAGGCTACAACGTTAGCGTAGGTTATGGCCAGGTTAACGTAAGTAGAAGACGTTAGCTGTTCCTTTATGGTCAGTTTATTATCGCTTGAAGGGTCAAGGTGTGCCATTATTTTTTCCTTTCTAAAATTATTACCTCAATTCCTTTTGACTCAAACAAGTTTTCCCACCAGGAACATTTCTTAACGGTAAGGTGCTCGTTTCCCATTTCGAAGGTGGCTACCTGGTGAATGGTTACCTTACGGGTTACCCGGATAATCTCATTCACGGTGGCCAGAACTTTTTCCGGGGGTATATGCTCCAGGGTATCAGTGGAGAATGTACAGTTAAATTCCTTATCTCCATACAGTAGATCCCAGGCAGGACACTCCATAACATACCCGCTACCCTTATACCCGGCCAGAGTTATATCACAGCCATGAACGTCAATACCATGATTTTTCAGGATCTCCATTGTGGCCCCGTCCCCGCATCCTATTTCAAGAGCCGGTCCCTGGATGTGCATTACCTCCATAAGCCAGTACGCGAATGGTACGGCTGAGCGGGATCTGTAACTGCGACCCTTCCATATCCGTTCATACTTCAGTTTTTCTGACTGCTCTATATTCATAAAAGTTCGAGTTTAACGGGAGCCGTGTAAAACATTTTATCTTTGAGTCCAGGCCTACATTTACCACCGGCTTGCCATGAAAGAAATCATAATACCGGTTTACATTATAGTAATCGCCCGTTTTTAAGCCTTTATAAGCATGCCCATGAAATCTTGGGGCCTGGGTATCATATCCGCCGTCAAAGCCCAGGAGAAAGACCCGGAAGGCCCTCAGCTGGAGTGCAAGGGCCAGGGCAAAATACCCGCTGAGGTTAACCTTCATTACATGCCAGTCCAGGTTGCGGTTATGGTAGTCCGGATCCAGGGTGGCCTTAATGAAACTCCGGTCCTCTGTTTCATTACAGGTGACCTTATAACCCATGTAACTATCTACCAGGGATCGCTCCTTCTTATGAAACATCCTATCAATGGCCACCAGCATAACGCTGTCATGGTATTCCACGGAATAGTTGATACCTATGGCCGGTTGCTGAATACGGGAGAAATCAAATCCCTTTAGGCTCGGGCCACCCCCGACGATGGTTACGGTCTGTCCCTGGAATAGATTATATGGAAGATCGATAGTCATATTAAAAACTGTGTATAATCATCATCCTCAGTGAGGCGGGAGTCATCTTCAAAGATTATACCCCCGGCAATAGTTATTCGATTGTCAGCATTCCCAGCCAGAAAATAATTCGGATAGTCATCTGAATTATCATTGAGGTATTGAGTGAGCCGGTTAATATGTAGCCTTACTGTTTCCAGGGCATGATCCTGCGCCCTGCTCACTTGAGTGCCGGTTGCATTGGTCCTTCCCCGTCCCTGGATCTGAGACACACCGGTTGAGGATATATCCAGGTACACGTCCGGGAGGATATAATACCTCACATACCATGCAATCACATTCTTGAGGTATGTCAGTAGGGTGGAGTAATCCCCAGGGGTGGCAAGTACAGCCTCAAAGAAGTCATTCCCCAGGATGGGCCTTATATGCTTTTCCTGTATGGACTCAATCAGCCCGTCCTCGATCTTCTTTGTGTCCACCCCTCGGGTGAAGGCCAGGGTGACCACTTCTGTTTTAGTCAAAAAGGCTGCCATTATAAATGATCTTTTGTTGTTTCACATCATTCTCATTGTAGTCAAGGCCCTTCTGTTTACGTAGTTCCCATAGGAACATCCCGTCATCGGTATCTACCGGGGGTGAGTTATTAACAGTTAACTCAATATCCCTGTTTATAACCTCACGGAATAGTTTTACATAAAGCTTTGTCCATTCTTCCTGCTTGGGCTGAATGTAGGTGCTTAGTGCAACATTATACTCATTAAGGATCCGCTGTGTGTCAAAGCCTGAGTTATCAACAATCCCGGATAAGGCCCTATACCAGGAGTGAGCCACAATGATATCACTCACTGACATCTCATGCAGTTTCAGCCAGGAGCCTTCATCCTCAGTCTTATTGTTTACAAGCTGTACCTGGTCAGCCTTTTCTGATTGACTGGCCCGGGATTTGGTTACCACCAGAAGTTTATCCTGGTTGCCCTCACCGGTGTAGTCATCCCGTAGTTTCTTGATAACAGTTTTACTTTCCTCAGCATCCTTTACAGGAACAAACATTATTCCGGAAAGACGGAAGGCGTTTATCAGCCTGGCCAGGTTCCATTTCCCGGTCTTAAGGTCAATCTGCACAGAGTCTTTTCCTGCCAACCACCAGGGGATCCCGTAATTGGTGAATTCCGGTTCATAATTGAACTTATGGTACACGCACCTCAGGGCTGAAAAGCCGTCCTCAGAGTCAGGCTTAAAATTAGGGTAGAGGGGTAGCCTCCTGCGGTGCTTATCGCTTATCCCGGTATCCCGGTACCAGTCCGGATGAAGGATGATCTCATCGGTATCTTTGGACTTACGTGCCTTTGTGCTGTCCAGGTGGTTCACCCAAAGGAAGGATCGGTTGCGGTCAGTGATCAATTCTATCCAGACATTCCCGGTGGAATTCTCATCGAGGAAGAATTTACGCTGAACCTCATCAAGGCTTTCCCCTTCATAGTTACACTTTTCAATGAAGTTATCAATTAACCAGGTGTCTTTTTTTGGAGAGGCAAAGCCTTTCCCTCCCAGGTAAACATTCTTGGAGTTGATAACTCCCCGGTGGTTAGGGCTGGTGCGGGAAAACAGGGCCAGGGCCTGAGGGAAAAGGTTATCTGACCCGAAGGGTATATAATCCTTGGTGGTTAAGTTAACCGGTGACCAGGGCTTAACATCTGTTCCAGGCCCGAGAAGGGCTGAGTTTACCAGTATTGGTTGTGTATCTTCCATGTTGTTTGATATTAAAAGAGGGGGAGAGGACATCAAACCTCACCCCCTCATTCACTAAACCTAACTACTATGAAAAGAACCTTACTGGCTTGCCGGTTTCTTACCAATGGAGTCCTCGACACCCTCATAGCCGGCATCCTTGAGGGCCTTCAATTGAACCTTATCAGCTGAGTCCAGTTCAATCTTCATCACCCCTCCTGAGGACCGCCTGAGGTGGACAACAACACCCTTATTCCTGTATTCGCTTTTAACGACTATCATTATGCGTAGGTTATAAAGGGTGCGGTTCCTGCAGTTATTGTACCCCCGAGAGTTGAGTCAAATGGCAGGTCAATATACCCGGTGTCCACACCGAGGATTATCCCTACCACCTGGCCATCCTCATCGACGGGGCTACCCCCTGAATTAAAGGTGTCCTGAACAAGCCTCAGGGGCCGTTCAAAACCATCAGTTTCATTGTAACCAACGAGCCATGAAGTTCCATTACCATCAGTGACTATGGCCAGCATTCCGCAGGGTGAGGCTCCTGCTATGGCATCCCGGAGGGTGCTAAGAGCGACTGCCGGCTTAGAAAATTTCGCCTCTACACGGTGGCTGTACTTCATATTAGCACCCACACCTTCACCTTCCTCTACCCGGATGATAGTGTCAATATCAGCCTGTAACTGATGGAAGGTTTTTCCGGATCCCATTGTTAAGGTTGAAATCTCTCCTGCAGTAACGGCTATGGTTGCGGGGTTAGCAGCCTCAGTGATATAAATCGCTGAGTTCCCGCCAACGTTTTTGGTACAAGCCTTGGAGTACACGGCCAGGGCAAAACCCAGGGTTACCCCGGCAGGGATGATCTGCTCAAACATGGCCATAACAAAGGCCAGTATCGCGAGTACCCCTATAAATAAAAATATTGCCTTAATATTTTTCATGATCCCTCCTTATTAATAAGCAACTGCAGTGTAATCCGGGTGGACGTAGTTACAGCCCATCACCAGCTTACTCCGGAAACGGTTTTCTTCCTCATCCGGGTTGTACCACATTTTTGTTTCATTAAACTGGCTCATGGCATCAAGTCCCAGCACCAGGTTATCCACTGTAGTATAAATAACCCTGTGAGGGTAGGCATGAAGGGTGCCACTGGCTTGAGGGAAGTCTGCCTCCAGGTGTACATCCCATCCCGGGGCTATGATACGGATACCCCTGTATGTGTACCACTGCTTACCGTCTTCAAGTAGGATATGTGACCGCTCCGTTGCCAGGGACTCAAGGTAGGTTATATAGTTTTCCAGCACTAAGTCAGCAACTAAAAGAACTTTCTTTCCTGGCTCTATGGCCTTAAGCACCTTATTGGCTCCAACATACAGGGCCAGGAAGATATCTTCACTTTCCCCGGAAGCCAGGGCTGTAGGTGCAGTGTTTGCTGTGGTAGCAGCATTCGTGCCGGTAAGGTCACCCGAAACGGTTGCAACAGTTGGCGTAGGGATGGGCTGGCCAGGGACTTCTGAAGTAAATATCAGGGTGGTAGTACCGGTCAATGTTATCTCCCTGAGAGCAAGGGCAGCAGCATGAAGGGCCACAAAGGCAGCTGAGGTAACGGCTATACTGGTAACAAAAGTCGCCAGGTAAGCCACCCCTCCAACAGTAACATTTGCTGTTCCTCCGGTACCCGTTAGGGTTACGGTATTCACCTGGGCTACTGCAGCATCACTTACAGTGTGCCTGAAAATATGGGTGCCGGCTGTTGGGGTGGTGCTGGCATTGTCCATGAGTAGTCTCCACATACCGTCAAAGACGTTATAATCAACGTCTGCAGTACCGGTAATGACTCCACTGGATACTGTCTCCTTATAAGCGTCATTGAGCCAGAACTGCCTGAACACGTCACTCCTTACGGCATTTTGGTATAGGGTTATGATGATCTGCTTGAGCATCGTCCCGTCAAGGTTATTCCAGTCATCGGTGCGGAGGCCTGTTTCAAATACAGTTTGATAGAAGTCCAGGGCATCATCAGCAGCTTCAGCCTTCATCCTATGGACGGTAAGGGTACGCTGGGTATATGTAGTTCCGCTGGCAGCGGAGAATCCCTTAGCATAGGCTTTGAGGATCTTCTGTACCGTACCGAAATAGTTCAGCTTTTGTGAACTCTGTACATTAGGTATTACCCGTACTCCTTGAGTCTCCCAGGGAGATTGACCGATAAACATCGGTTTCAAGAAGTAGTCCAGGTTTTCTTTCCCTCCCCAGGTTATTGAGGTAGTGATGAATGTTGACCCGAAAATGATACCTGGGTCAGCCATAATGTCAGGGGATGCAATCCAGAGTATCAGAATTACTACCCCGATAAGTTTGAATAAAATAGAAAGTAAACGTTTCATTGTTTTGATTTTTGGTTTTACAAATCGGGTTAATTATGGATGAACCACTGCCATTTGTGATCTCAATGAGGCCAGATCATTCTCCAGTGACTTTGACTCCTCACCCACTTTGAGGTCATCCTTATCCTCCTGGCCGTCCACTCCAGGGATCTTTGTTGAACCGGCCTTGCCCTGGGTAAGTTTCGTCTCAAGTTCTTTCACGGTAATACGGGAGGCATCAAGTTCTTCTGTCCTCGTTTTTAGGTCAGCGGTGAGGGTTTCAACCTGTGAGGTAAGGTCTGTATTGGTCTGCTCGAGGCCGGTAAGCCTTTCCTCAAATCCTTTCAATTGGTCAGCCAGGTCAGTAGGGATCTCCGGGGCCTTTTCTTCCCCTTTATCATCCTTTGCAGGGATGACTTTAGAGATCAGGTCCTTGATCTGATCAAGTAACGTTTTGTTACTGTCATCAGTGGTTTCATCTTTTTTCTTTGTTTCCATGTTTATAAAATTTGATGGGATTTCAGGTAAGTGTAATGCTTTCAGGGTGTCCGGATCTACCATAGCTACGGCCTTCATAGGCTCAAAGATGGAGTCCACAAAACCTATCTCCTTAGCTTCCTGGGCATTCATCCAGCGTCCATAGCCGGTTTGAGCATCCATTACCTCTAAGAGCGGGTCTTTCTCCACACCCCGTTTTTCAAAAATATTTATGATCTTATTGTCAAAGACTGCCAGATCATCAATTAACTCCTTTAATTGTAGCTGGTTGAATCCTCCCATTATCCCGTACATGGCATGATGGGCCAGGAGTAATCCATTGTCAGATATCTCCCTGGTGTCCCCGGCCTGGACAATAACGGTTGCTATGGAGGCTGTCATGCCTGTAACACGGGTTACTATCTCAGCCTGGTGCTGAGCCAGTAGATCATGAATGGATATGCCGTGAGCCACGGACCCGCCTGGTGAATTAATGTTTACGATGATCTTTTCAGCCTTCAATTCCGCAAGGGCCTTAAGTTCCTTGCGCATTGTTTCTTTGGTGAGTATGGCCTTAGCTTCTTCTTCATCCCAACGGTCTCCGATAACACCGTCAATATTAATCTCCACAACCTTTGTAGCCTTATTCTCAATGTCACGAATAACCTCATTCGCGGTCATCCAGGGTGATTCAAAAAGGAGTTTCTTTTTCATCATTACAAGTTTAAGGATTTAACAAATATGTTTTGCGCACATTTTTTACGTTCCGGAAATGTACTTTTCAACGGTTGAAAAACTGACACAGTACTTCTCTGCCAGTGCTATTTTTAATTCAGTTTTTCGAAGAGTCTGGTTCTTTGAAAGAAATTCCTCCCTTACCAGCACCCTTCTGCAGGTGCCTTCATCCAGCACCCCTATATCGAACAGGGCCTGGGTAGTGTCCTCACTGATACCGATGTTTTCTTTTAACAGTGAGGCCGTACGTACCTTTATGTCTATCATAGCGTTTCAGTTATAATGGCAAGTTCATCTTCTGCTGAGTGCAGTTCATTAACATTAAGTACCACCCGGAGATCCCCAAGGACGGCTGAGATCCCGCGAGTGAAAGACTCAATACTGATATTACCGGCATCCTGTACCGGGGGTAATGCCCCCCCTACCAGTCCACTACCGGCAAAGCCCGGTACTCCTATACGTTTGAAGGCCATAGGGCCACCAAGTAAGGCCTGGTGCCTCTCATTAAGGATTACTTCCCCAGGCTTAACAAGGGCCAGGGTGTTATCCTCACCCTTGGAGGATCCCGGGAGTTCATACCCAGGCTTAACCTTTCCACTGGTGGCAAATTTTTGGGCTGCAATAATGGCTGTCTGTGCCAGGGTGGTAGCCCCGATCAGCCCAACCTCTATCCATTTCCATATTGGTAGTCCATGAGCCAGGGCCTTAGTTACTGCAAGCGCTCCATTCATTATTGCCTGGCCTATATTTATTATCTTCATTTTTCTGGCATACTTGCGCTCAATTTCCTCCCGTCTTTTTTCATTATCCCCGGCCTGCTCAAGTTCAATGGCCTTTTGTTGCATGTAGCTGTCATGCAGTACGGAGAAAAGTTCCGATATGGCCTGGTGTGCAAACTCAGCAATACGTACCCGCTTATCCCAGGTGGCCTTTTGCTGTTCCTCAGCCTCCTTATCCTTTTCCATTCTAATTTTATGCTGTTCCTCCTGGCCCTCAAGTATAATCTCCTGCAGATTAATCTCATGTTCAATGGCCACAGCCTCGAGGACGGCATCTATTTCTTTTTGCAGTTCAGGGTATTCAACAGCCTTCGCTTTCATGTCCTCGACAAATCGCTGGTATGATTCAACTTCCTTATAAAATTCCCGGTCATACCGGTCCTGGATAATGGCTATCTCTGAGTCCGCTGTTTGACGCTGGATCTGTAACCTGAGTTCAGCAATTTTTACTAACCGCTTTTTTTCTTCCTCACTTAATCTTTTTTTCTTATCATCTGGATCCTCACCCCCGCCCCCAGGTTCGCCACCGGCTGACACGATATTCATTTCAGATATCAGCTGTATGGACTTTTCAATAGCCTCATTCATTTCTGCCTGCTTAGCCCTGTTACGCTCCAGGGCCTTAGGGATAGTTTGCTCCTGGATTATGGCCTTATTCCGTATGGCTGTGGATAGTAAATTAACTTCCTCATTGCTTACTTCCTTCTTGGCCTCAAGGGCATTCTCGTAAACCTTAATGAGATTTCCTTCCTCGATGATCAACTCAGCTATGGCTGTCTTCTGGATCTCATAAACCTCCTTGGCAATCTCATACTTTATCCGCTTATCATATTCAGTATTAGCTTTTGCCAGGGCCGTTGCAAGCTGGTCATTTGATATTGTCTCAGCATCAATGTTCTTTAAAAAATCAGGGTACTGTTCCTGGATCTGTTTTATGGTTCGTATCCTTGACTCATCTGAGGCCAGTACTGAGGTGGCTGACTTCACCAGGGCGTTTAGTTCATATTTCTGCTCCCGGATGCTATCACTGGCCCTTTTTATTGGAGCCACAATATCAACAAAACCCTTGAGTAAGGGGGCAAGGAAACTCCCCAAGGCAATACGTCCAGCCCTGAAACTGGCCCCGAGCCGGTCCATGTAGTTCCTTACGCTATTTTGTTGCAGGGCAAAGGCTTTAGCCAGGCTCGATCCCTCCCCGTAGTCCTCATTCACAACCTTCAGGATCTCATCATATTCAGCCAGGGCTTCCGCTCCCAGGGTACCCGCCCCGGTGAGTGCCCGAATATTTGGGATCAATTCAATAAGTTCAGCATCACCGGCAGCTACGGCCTGCTGGATCTGTGACATAATATTAAAAAATCCCTCAGCCTTAACATTGGTGGCTCCATAAGAGATCCCCAGGCGATCAAAGGCGTCACGCTGTTCCTTTGAGGTCTTCTGAAGGGCTACCATCATTGAGCGAATTGCCGTTCCTGCCTCCTCAGTAGCGATACCGTTTTTTGTAAGTATGGCATAGGTAGCAAGTAGCTCCTGGTAGGTTACATCAAGCTGCTTTGCTACCGGGGCTGCCCTACCAACTGACTTACTGAGTTCTTCAACTGTAGTCTTACCAAACTTTTGTGCAGAAAAGAAGGCGCTGGCAACCTGGTTAGCGTCATCGGTGGCCAGGTGATAAGAATTTATTATTGTGGTCATCCCATCCACCGCAGTTGACAGTGATGTTACGCCACCAAGGGCCAATTTTGAGGCCTCAGCCATAAACATATTAGACTTCCCAGCTTCCACCCCGGCACTGACAGCATCAAATAGGGCTTTATTCGTATCCTGTGTTTCAAGGCCGTAAGACTTCATTATGTCTATGGTCTGCCCGGCAATAAGATTATTTTGCTCATCGAGCAACCCCTGGACAGCCATTTGCCCGGTCTCAAACTTAGCAAAGTCATTGGTAACTGACCGTACTGCATTTGATAGTAACCTCACACTGGCCAGCACCCCGACTAAGGCTATACCAATGCCCCTGAATCCATTAACGAGGCCTCTGGAATACTCACCCACCAGGGTAGAGGATCCAGAGATGGACCGGTCAAAATCACGGATCTTTTTTGTATTGGCTGTGATCTCAAGTTTTTTTGCCCTGAGGGTGGCCAGGTTCTTCTTGTCAGAGATATCCAGTTGATTGATCTCAGCCCTGAGTTTCGCTGTTCTGGCCCTAAGCTGTTCCATTGAGCCACCGGTGGCCTTAAATTCCCTGGCCGATGCTCTCTCCACCCGGTTTAATTCAGCCTTCTTGACTTGCAGATCCTTGGTCTGTGAACTGAGTTGAGCGAGTTTCACCCTGGCCTTCTCCCCGGCCTCCCCTTCTTTCTTTGACAGGACTATGGCCTCACGCCTTTCCTCATTGAGTTTATTAAGTTCAATGTCAATGCGGGATATGGCATCAGCCTCCTTACTGGTACCCTCAACATCAATCCGGAATGCTAATATTTTCTCAGCCATAGTTTAATGTTTTATCAAGAATTCACACTGCGCCCTGACACCGTCAAAGATAATCCTATTGAGGAACATCTGAACATACACCCCTTCAATCTTTGCCTGGTAGATAGCCCTGAAAGCCTCCTTTTCACTGGCATCGGTTACACTTGACTCACCCTCGGTATTCACTACGCCCAGGAACTGTGACATAAATTCAGGAGGGGGTAACATTACCAGGGTCAAGATCTTCCCATATTGAAGATATCTGATAGTGTCCATGTAGTATGTAAAATACGGGTTAGGTGATGTACTCCAATCCGGACAGTGTACCTTGGGGTAAGTGGTTTTTGTATCCCCGTCATAATACCAGGTGAACCCGGCTGTCAATCCATTCCAGTAAACAAGCCTGGGCATAAAACCTATTGGCCTGCGCAGGGGTACGCCATGAGTCTCATCGAGTTTTTCATTACCGAATATCCGGGGTATGTTTACAGTGTATAGGGACATATCCTGTTTCTGCCCTTCAACGGTGGATGCGAACACTGGATTATATATTACATTGGCCTCCTGTTTTGCATAGCTGCTCTCAAAATCAATGTCCTTCCTGTGCGGAATACCGTTAATATTTTTATAGCTGGTGTAAGCGTAGTCTCCCGTATCTTCCTTCCATTGTATTGCAAGGTTATTGGCGTAGTTTTTCATCACTGGATCCTGTTCAATAGGCTCAGTATAATCAATCCAGTTAGTTATATCAATTATCCTTTCAGCATTTGATACAGTGCCAAAGCCTTTTATGAAGGTGTCTCCATCCTCAAATACGGTAACTCGCCTCCGGTGGTCATGAAATAACCTACCATTAACCAGGTGAATAACCCCCTTAACAAAATCCAGTTGATCTATATCCGGAAGAACCTCAGCAACCACTACCTGTTTATTCAAGCCGGTGTAAAGGTTATTCGATGACCAGTCATTTTTTAAATACGAGGTTGTGGCTTGAAGGTAATGAGTTACAGTCTTTGAACTGCCGGTATTATTTGTCAGTTCCTCCCAGGCATGGTACCGGATATGAATTGTATCCCCGGCCTCGAGGTGTACCCATCCAGAGTCCACGTCAACGACCCTTGCATCGAGATCCAGGGCAACACCGGTGTCAGTTGTTTCTGCCAGGGTTACGGTTGTGGCCCCGTCATAATGCCGTATCTTCAATTCATAATAGGCATCTGTCCTGGTGAGGCCCTGGAACTGTCCATCGATGCGGATCTGTACCCTGGCCAGAAACCGGTATGTCCCCTCCTCCGGGACAGTATAAACATCTGAGGCAAAGTCATTCCCTTCATCCTCAGTTTCAGTATTAAAACTAACGGGGTCTGCAAGTAGTACCGCAGGGGAGGTGTCTGTATCAGCTATTACCGTTTGCGATTGATTTTCTGTGTCCAAGGCTGGTAGAACATCAAGGTTCTTACCTTTGATAAAGGCCTCATCTGCCCTGGCCTCAGCCCCGGAGATATACATATTCTTATAATATGAAGTGTCATCGAGGTGGCTGGTAAAGGCTCCTGAAGTACCTATACCAAACTGACTGAATATTAATTCCATGATATCCTGTACCCTAAAAAATGGAATAAAATCATTCGGTAACCAGCTTGCCGTATAACCGGTTTCCCCGGACATCAACATGGCAAAATTTATCATAGGATATCTGTAAACATTATATGATCCAGACCATGAGGCCAGTACATTTGCCTTGGTGAAAGCGTGATCACTTGCTGAAAGATCAAGTTCCCGGATAGACTTACCCCGAAGTGATTCAAGAAAGTTATCCCCGGTAATTATTATCTTAATCTCAATCCGATTTATAGACAGGACTTTTATTGCACCCCGTATTATTTCAAGGTTATTGACATACAAGCGTGCATCCCCGGCCTTTTCAGTAAGTACAGAGGGGGTATTTAGGAAATTAAATATCTTTTCATTACCAGAGGTCATGCGTATGCCTATGGTATAAGACCTGTTTCTCTGACTAAATTCAAAGATATTCTTATAATCTACGACTTGAAACATTACATTTATCTCCTGGGATCCCAGGTCGATAAGGTCAGTTCCTATGTAAAGCTTGGCATTCATGACCAATCTTCCGGGTGAATAATTTCTATCTCAATGGATATAGATGAGAGATCCCCGTTTTTTACGGCCACCAGGCTATCCGGAACAATAAAAACTTCATTCCGTTCTGCATTGGTATCATCAACCAGGTATGCATCCTCACTGGCCACACACTCAGCAAGGGCTTTAGCCTGGGCATCACTGATATAATGGGAATGTAGTATTTGCCTCGTTCCCCTCACTGAACTGAACACCTTATTTCTACCCTCATTATCTTTATATAGATCCCTAACCCCGAACTTTGACTCATCAAATCCAGCCAGGAATGTCCATTGTTGAATACCGCCAATGTAGTTATTCCAGCATAGGTGAAGGTGTTTGCTTGTGTCAACTATCCTTGAGACTGTGGGTATATAATATTCCCTGGTTATGGCATTACCCCCTAAGTACCCGTCCTCATCGTACATCCTTATATGAGCATAGGAAACTAAAGGGGTAGCTGCAAATGCCCCGTGCCCCCTATGTAGTATTACTGCAAAGTACCCCAAGGCTGGGTATGCATAGTCCCCGTGAGCCCATACCCCGGGATTCCCACTGGTTTCATAGGCAAGTCCCTGGTAATACTTCTTTGTTATACCGATGATATGTAATTCTGCATCAATAGTGATATCCCTGTTTCCTCCAAAGTATGGCCATTCATCATCAAGGGCAGATATAAGTAACTTCTTAGCTGTCCCGTCACATACATAGTCATCTAATACCCCCCTGACATTAAAAAAACTGAATACCTCAGTATCCTCAGTAGCCCCCTCAGTGGTTACGTCTGAGACATCTTCATAAACCTCAGTAAATTGAACTGTATAGGGAGCGCTGAACCCGAAATAGTCATCAGTTTCCGGATCTATCTCAAGGCAATAGCAGCGTACCTCATTAATAACCACTGTATCACCGGCCTGGTTTTCCAGGTAAATCTTCCCGGTGGCTGTTGTGGTACGACACATGAATAAGTAAATACCATATTCAGCATTCAATACTATGACATTATTATCCCACCCGCTTGCCGTCCCGTCATCGAATGTTACAGTAAGATGCTCTCCGGAGGTAAGATCATAGTCATAAATGCAAAAGGCATAATATCTGCCGGCAACTACTGAGATATTATTTGAGGCCGTCTTTGCAGCCCCGGCAGGAGTCTTTTCCAGTTGTGTAAATCTTGCCCCTACGGTAGTATGCACGCTGAAGGGGTCCACACCGTCATTTGTCCAGCCGGTTATCTTATTGGTGTAGCTGTTTATCTTTGGCAATAATGATACTGAAGTAGAATTTAAGGGTGGTCTCCAATGGGAACATAGCCTACGTAGAATACCACCGAAGTCCCAATCGTCGAGGCCTTTAGGTTGCTCTATTGTAGCCAGAACCACACCCTTATAATAAAGGTCAGCACGGATCCGTAAGTTCTGGTAGCTGGCCCCCTCAGTAAGTGAGGTTGTTACATTGAACTTACCGCTGTTATCGAATACCTCTGGACTGGTGTTTCTGGTGAGTGCCATATCAAACAGATTTATAAAGTTGAATATACTTATTTAACATCTTATCCCAATTTTTCATTAAGACTAACTCCACCAGCCGGTAGATAGTCTGCCTGATCAGTGACTCCTTGCGCTCAGTGATGTTGGTGAACCACCTGGTCCGCTCCCCTGTTTTTGAGAAACGTTCAGATCCGATAGAGGGCATACCCTCGCGCTTATGAGTATGGGCTATGGCAAAGGCCACGCTCTTTGCCTCAGATAGTTCCTGAATTCCCATCCTCTTTTGTACATATCGAATAAGGCCCTGAATATATGCCGACTTCCCTCCATGTCCAGAACGGCCTGAGAATGGTATTTGCTCTGCCTTCACGCCCTTATCCAGGAAGTAACCATAGTTAGGTAGCCAGACTTCCAGGGAGAATGTGTCAGCTGTAGCTTTTGACACAAAATCAATTTCCTCGATGGCCTTACCTCCCATACTGTGACCCTGGGCAACCCATTCCTTACGTAATTCATCACGAAGTAGGATCTCCAGGGGTTCTAATATTTCTTCCTTGGTCAGCACCATAATTTCCAGGTTACTCGATAACGTACCCCTATCTCGTCATCCACCGAGAGTATCCCCGCAGGGTAAAGTTCCTTTTCCACGTTCAGGGATCCCAGGGAGATATCTGCAAGGTTTGAGACTACCACCAGGTAAGCCTCGAGGTCATCAATCAATTCATCCCACCTGGTGAACTTATCATCAGCGTCATGATCAAACGGCCCTACTATAAAGACGTTGGCCACAAAAGTTTCCTTTCCATCACTTATGTTCTTTGTGAATGCGGAATTATCAATATCCCAAAATACCATAGGATACTCTTTATCGAGATCCCGGTTCAGGGCATCCTCAAAATCAAAAGTTACTTTTTGAATATCTGTGCCGGTGACTACTTCCAGCCTCGCCTTAAGGGTTGTTAAATTCATTTTCCAGGGTTTTGTTAAATCTGTACTTAAGCCTGTTTACGAAGTCCCTGCCGTCCTGGTTTAATTCCTTGGAGCATAGGCCCCCAAGAATAAGATCCAGTAACTTAACCTTTTCTTTTAAGAGATCCGCTTCGGTATAGGTTTTCAACGCTTTGCTTTTGTGTCCGTTCATAAGCCAGGTAGTTAAAAAAATCATATAGCTTTACAGCCTCTACCTCAGGGATAGGACCATAGGCCCCCTCCTGGGCAACCTCATATATCAGCCCCCGGATCCCGAAGTTAATAAGTCCACTTGACCTCTTATTACTTGACGAACTGCCTCCCTTGAAAATAATGCTAAACTGCGAGATAAGGCGGTTATAAGTTTTCCTGTGTAAAAAAAAAGCGACCAGGCTATATCCATTGTCACATTGTTAAATAAAGGCTCACGTTCCAAAACCATTCCCTCACTGTATTGTTCATTTTTTTTCCTGCAATACACGGCCATGAATAGCGGGAACTTACTTACCCCCTCATCCATTAAATCTTGTATGGCCAGGTCAATTTCTGAGGCCTCTGAAAATGACAGGATGGATTCATGGGCCATAGGTACCAGGTCACCTCCTATCTTTAATGATTCAGGGAAAAAGAATTCCTCTCCACCTATTTCAAAACTGGTAACCTCCGGAGGATTATACTCAATGATTTTACCTCCCAGGATATCCACCGGCGAATTATATACCAGGGACATTACAAAGCCTTTGAAATAATTATCATACAGGGTAGCCCTCAATTCAGCATCCATTATGTCAATCACTTCTTTAGGGATATCTGACAATAGCCCTATAACCTTACCATAATATTCAGGGAAATGCTTACGCAGGTCTGCCGGAAGGATGGCCTCTGAGGCTATTTTATAGCCCTCCCTGGCCTTTTTTTTGTCCCTGGCATCAGGTGTATTCATCGAGGCGCTTGTAACGTACAAGGCCTTCAATTTCTCCGGCATTTCTATACGTGAGAGTTCGATGAATTTTCCCAGGGACAGATCCTCCCACCGGTACACTGCATGGTAAGGCTTGCTGTCAATGGTAATTATAATCATCGGACTCGCCTCATTGTTGCCTTTTTGAAATTTAATGCGATAACCTCAAGCCTCCGTCGGGTGAAAAAAACATGACGGAAAGGTTTCTGAATATTCCTCTGCCTTGATTCCAGTACAGACAGATCAGCATCCAGCTTCTCAAAACTTTCAAGTATGGATTCATGGGTTACTGTCCTGGGAGCGGAGGCCTTGACCTTTTTCTTTTGGGGCTTTTCAATTTTCTTCGCCTTTGCCCTCTTTTCCGACCTGGCCTGGTGAATGAGAACTTTCATCTTCTGAACTTCCTCTACATCCGGATCCAGATCCTTTATTAGCTTTTCAGCCTTAGCGAATGCTCCCTTATCAAGTAAGGCCTGGGCTGATTCCAGGGCTGTTAAAATCTTTTCCTCGGGGCTTGTTGATTCGTTTGTCATGATTTTGATTTATTAATAATGTGAACAATTTACGCAATAATGCTCAATATCCTTATGTAAATTTTTTACGTGTGAGGGGTAATATACACCTGGGACCTCATCAATTCAGCAAAATTCATCTTCTTCCCCTTGGGCATCTTCATGTCGATATCCCGTTTCTCCCTCGAGGAAACGATCATGTATGAGTCAAATACGTCCAGTACATAATATCTCATCCCACCGTGAGCCTTACTTTCACTGAGGGCTATTCTCCGGGCCACCCAAAAGATTATGCGGTTGATACTGCTGGCAATCCAGTCAATCCATAGCCTTTCTGACCGGGGTATCTTGGAATAATATTTCATGCCTTGAGTATTACGTCCCTGTTATGCTTGGTTTTTACCAGGCCTAAGGCCCTCCTGCGCTGTTCAATATACATACGGGTACGCTTACTGACCATGATCTCCAGCCCCGGCATATACCATAGGGTTGTGAATTCCACGTCAGTTAAAACCTCGAAGTAATACCTCGAGAGGAATACCCGCTTGTCAATCAAGGCAGGTAATTTTTCCATCACTTTACAGATCTGTTCAGGATCGAGTTCAAGTTTGCTCATACAGTTATCTCCTTTCCATTAAGTTTTAATACCAGGTTGAGTTCCAGGTCTATCTTTACACTCTGTTTCATCTCAGGAACACGCACACATCCAGTGTCCAGGAGCCTTTCAATATCCTCCTTTGACACTCCATTGAGTTTATTATATAAATCCTCCAGCTGACGGTTGGTGAGCATGGCCTTATTAGGGTAGGCTATTGGGGCCAGTATCTTTATAATACCTTCAGCTTTATTCCCGTCCATTTTATTTTCCTTTATAGCCCTTGTGACTGCCTCAAATGGTTTTAATTCTTCACCTGGTGGAGCCGGTTCCGGTTCCTTATCAGTTTCCTTTTTCTCTGGCCGTTTATATCCTACGTCCATCCTGTTGTCTTTAGCCGGTGGCTTATCCTTGAGATATTCAGCCAGTGACATACCCGACCCGCATATTTCATCCAACAATTCCCAAAATCTCTGGGGTAGCTTAGCCCATTGCAGTTGATTCCGGGACATGGAAATGTACATAGGATGGAAGTTAAGCCTTTCGGCCACTTCCTTTTTAGCCTTGCCGTACTTTGAAACATACGTGTCCAGGAGTATATTGAAATGCCCCCCGAGTTCCTTCCTTTTTTGGTCATTTAAAATCATAATAGTTTAATTTAATGAGAGTTATTAAATAGTAGCCATGTCATATATTTCAGATGAAAAGTCAAAGTCCTTGTCAATGGCCATCGTGGTAACATCCACCTGGTCGTCGTGCTTGGTGTTGGAAAACATTTTTAATTCATAAAGATAGTCATTTACCCAGGATCCTCCCTCAAGCAGGAACACCCTACCCGATTCCATGTAAGGGGAACACTTCTCTACCCTGGCCTCCTTGCTTATCTCCGGGGCCTTATCAATTATAATATTTAATTTGGTATTTGCCTTTACCATCTGCGCCACTGATCTGCCGGAGGCATTAGGTTCAATCCATATACGGGAAGTTTCCTTATATCCATTTCGATATACAAATTCAGGTATGAAACGTAAAAGATCAGGCATTTCCATCCTTACCACAGCCACCTCCCGGACATACATGCAATTAAAGATCCTGCAGAAGGCCAGAATTGCAGTAGGATCATTAATATCCTTGTCAGTATATGCTCCATCTATTGTAAAATCCCAAATGATTTCCTTGTCATGATCATAGGCCCGGTGTTCCAGGTCACTAAGTAAAAACCTCCCGAACCATTTTTCCTTAATACGGTTCCCTTCCTTCGGGGCCGGGACCTGTTGATACAGGGAATTGAATACCTTTTCTGAAATTTTCTTCACAGCCAGGATTCTCTTTGCTGAGTGTCGTTCTTCCCATAGGGCCTCACCCTCATAGCGAGGATCATGTTGATTAGGGGGGCCTTCTTTTATAGCTGGGAAAATAATCGTTTCCCAGCGTTCTTCGCTTTCATCCTGAATCTTCTCTATTCTACCGGCCAGGTCATCATCATGCCACCTGGTCATTGTGAATGCAATTTTACTCTCATTGTGTAGCCTGGTTTTAAGGACGTGAGTGTACCACTCCCATACTTTATCCCGGTAAACTTCACTGTAGGCCTGATCAGCGTCCTTTACGGGGTCATCTATTATCCCGAAGTCCACTGGCCTACCTGTAAGGCCTGACCCCACACCTACACTCACAAGCCCTCCTAAGGCCTCATGCATTTCAAATGCACTGGCCGTCCTGGTCACTGACCGGAAACTGTCTGTATCAATAGTGTCCATGCCGGCAAGTATGCTCCTTGGAAATATGGCCCGGTAACGTTCACTGTCAATTATTCTTTGAGTTTCACGGTTAAATTGCCTGGCCAGGGATTGAGCATAGGAGGCCACCGTCATTTTGGTATCAGGATCCAGACCCAGGAGAAAGGCTGGGAGCATCCTGGATACAATTTCAGATTTTCCGTGTTGCGGGGGTGTAAAGATCATCAACCTGTAAAAATCTCCACGGATCAATGCATCTATTTTCTCACAGATAACCTTATGAAACCATTGAGCGCGATATGCCAGCCCCGGTTTCATGTACTGGATAAACTCAATCAGATATTTCCTCGCGATCTTCCTCTCGTAAGCCTTCCAGTTTTCGACCAATTTCAACGATGGTTCTAATGTCCTCATCTGGTAAAATTTCAAGTTCATCTAAATCATCATCCTCTACCGGTGGAGTATGCTCAATATAGAACCGGTCCTTCCATCCTGCCCGTGTCCGGAGCCAGAACTTTTGAGCCTCAATAGATCCCCGCTGTACTACCTGTTCATAGAACTTTGGTTCACCGGTTCCTGGATCTATAACTTGGTTGCCGTCAGCATCTATCAATGGTATTTGCTTGACCACCGGCTTGCAAGATTCAAACAGCCAATTACTGACAGCAACATTCGCAAGAAGGACACCCTGTCTATAAAGTGCATAAACCTCAGGATCTCTGCGGAGAATATTATAAAAGGCGGAACGCGAAATACCCAGTAACTCAGCGAGATGCTTTGTCGGAACTCCATTCCTGGCATAGTACAATACAAGTTGCTTCTGCCTCTCATCGAGTTCGACGGGGGGCCTGCCTCCTTTGCCTTTTTCACCTTTAGACATAATTTATGGACGCTCCATTACTTCTTTAGCAAGGGAGTGTTTACCCGAGATATGCATCTGACATGACCTGGTAAGTCTGTTCTTTGGATCACCGGCCACCAGGATCTGATACATCATTTTATATGCAACGGGATCCTCCCATAGTATTGTTCTGAGTAAAAACTTAGCATTATAAAAACCAGGGAATGAGTCAGGGTGTTGAATTGCTCTCGAAAATTCCTTTTTGAACTTACCGATATAGTCATCCTCCTTTTTGAATTTCTTATTTTGCTTAGTTGACCGGAACATATCAGTTTCAAAGTAGAGGGCTGCCAGTTCAACGTTAGGTTCACGCTTGAGAATAGATTCATACAGGCCTGGGTAGAATTCAAACACCTTGGGTAGGCTCCGTATTGTATCGATGCTGAAGAACTGGCTTATACGTAACGCCTCACCGGACACCCCTACCTTATACAGGTACATATAAGCGTCAGGGATGGGCACTTGGTACTTCTTTATATACAACCACACGTCTTTTAACTTCCAATCATAAATAGGATAAAGCACCTTCGGGGTGTTCTTGACAATCTTACTGAATGCAGATAACCGCTGGACAGATTCATTGGCCCGTATTCCTATAATATTGTAATACTTTCCAAAGGCCCTGTCTGACCAGGTCTGGTAATTCATACCGAGTTTAAAGTCCCTGTGATAGTTTAATGCAAATTCCGGTTTGGGCCTACACCAGACTGATTTCTTCCTGGCATCCCAACAGATGAAGGTTTCATCACTGGTTAGCTGGTTGAGGCAATTGTAATGCTTGAATTCCAGGCACCACCAGTAAAACTTCACCCCCAATTTCAAATACTCATTTCTCTCCTGTAGGACCACTCTCTCAACGCAAGGGTAAATAGCTTCCTCGTCGAAGAAGTTCACAAGCAGTTTACTTCGATCAATAAGCCCCTCATTGATCAGGCCCCTGATCATGTGACTGACCACCGCTGAGTCCTTCCCTCCGGAGTATGAAAAGAAAAGTACGGGGTAGTCCTGGAAGAACTTTATAAGCCTTTTCCTGGCTGCTGTAAAAACATTTATTTTTAAGTAAACCTGACGTATCATGACGTTTGCCTGGTGTTCGTTATCTTCCTCGCCCGGGAGGGGATCTTCTCACCCTTAAGCATGATATTGAGAAATGCCTCCCTGTCCATTTTTGTAAGCCGGTACACTTCTTCAGGGCGCATCCCCAGGTGGTTGCTGATCTCTTTCACGGTCTTACCGTCCTTCAATAGCCCCTGGACTATCCGCTCCATAGGTTCCAGTAGGTGAGTGCCTCGGGCCCGGTTGAATGTTATGGTCCCATAAACATCCTTGGCCTTATCTTCATGCTGGACAATAACTATAGGTACCTTGTTCCCCAGGAGTGTTTTTAGGGGATCTCTCCCTGCTATCAGCCACCGGTGAAAACCATCAATGATTGTCATGTCCTGTCTTACCACCAGGGGAAAACAAAAGCCGTTACTGAGGATGGACTTCTCAAGTAATTCAAGGTTTCTTTCCAGTACCTTATTAGGATTGTAATCATTTGCTTTGAGGGTATCCCTATCAACAAATTGAATATTCTTTAAGGGGGTAAATAGATCCTTCATATCTCAAATCGGTTTTTGCAGTATGGGCATTCAATCTCTTTATATACTTTTCCCTTCTCAGGGTTAGTGTCCTGGTCAATCTGCCCGACCACTCCTGGACCCTGGCTGTTAAGCCCGAGGCCATTCATGTCAGCCTGGAGATCCACCCCGTAATTGTCCCTGGTGAGTTCATTTATTACAGAGTCAATATAATCCTGGGAAAAGCCTGGTATGTCCAGGGTGGCTGCCTGTTTTATTATCGCCTCAAGGTCAGGCATATGGATGGTACTCATTTCCTGGATACGGTTATCAGCAAGGAGCAATACCTTCTTTTCAATCTCAGACATACCGGATATCATATTGATCTTAGCCTCCTTCATACCGGCAAGTTCCAGGGATCTCTTTTTCCCATGACCTGAAAGGATTAGGTAATTTTCATCAGTAATAATACGTAGGTACTGGCCGAACCGTTTCATGTTCTCAGCCATAGCCCGGATCTGAGGCTCCGGATGTTTGTTTGGGTTACCGGGGAATTCCTTGAGTTCTGAGACAGGAACTATTATCTCCTTGTGGGAGAATTTCTTTTTTGCCATAGTAGTTAAGAGGGGGCGCATGGCCCCCTCAGAATATTAATTAAAATGAAATGCGACGTTCAATCCAAACACCCTGTTGGTAAAATCATATTTCATCTGCAACCAGTTGGTTACATCTTCACCCTTATTGAACATCAACCTGAAATTTGTTATAAACCCCTCCTGCCCATTACCTATCACCCGGTACCCGGCATTGAGTACAATAAGGCTTTTATACTTATATCCGGCAAGGAACTGAAGTTGATCCCCGTCCAGCCACCCGGCATCCTGTTTCCATATATTTGACCAGGTGAAATCTACCATAAAATTATTTGGTGCCTTCCATGTTCCGGAGTACGTCTGGTAGAATTTCTTGCTGAATGTATTATAGCCTACCCGGTGAAGAAACCAGAACTGCTTTTTGTAGTTCAGATTAGTCCAGAGCATAGTGGAAAACTGCTTGTTGTGCCAAGTGTACCAAGTGACACCCGTAAGGGACAGCCAGGGGGTAGCGTTGGGTGCAACCTTATATCCAGCAAAACTGAAGGTCGTACCGTTAGAGTTTGCACCGGTCCAGAACCGGTACTTCATAGGTTGTGTTATCCCATCATAAACCTGGGCATTAACGGCCAGGCTCACCAAGAGGATAGTGGAGATAATGATTAGTTTTTTCATGTTTTAAATTTTAGTCGTGATATAATTCCTGAGGCCAACAGGGTTGTAAATGTACCGGCCAGTATCCAGGGAAGATGATTGCCAAATTTGCCAATGGCAAACATCGGTACCCCCAGGACTATTGAAATCAAAATGCCGTAAAATAAGCCCTTCTCACTCATCCTGATTTTTAAGATAGCGTAGATAGTCGGAAGGAGTACAGACGATCTCAGAGTCCCGTAAAGTAGCCACAAGTACAAAATTTTGATACCTGGTATGTTGGCTATACATATTGCCAGGATAGTAACCAGTACCATTGCCATTCTGGCAATAACTACCGGCTTAACCTTCCTGTTAATATTTCTCTCCTGGATCCTCACGGCAATATCATGTCCAACCACTGAGGACACGGCACATATCACAGAATCACAGGTTGATATCAGCCCGGAAAGGATCATAAACATGAAAAGCACAAGGATTAATCTACTTGGTGTGATCATCATAAGGCCTTGGACATTGGTTAACTGTGTATCCACATTCACAGCCCCGCTACCGGCATAAATAAATCCCAGGGTGGACAGAACTATGGGTACTATCCCAAAGATCCAGGAGGCATGAAGAAAACTTTTCTTGACATCCTTCTTCTTGATGGACCATACCCGCTGCCAGAACATTTGATCACCAAAGGGGCCGGAGAATAATCCCACCGTTGCCGGTATCCCAAAGGAAAGGAACACCAGCCACCCCGTTTTACCAAATAAATTATCAAAGGTTCCGCTCGATCCACCCAGGCCCTTAACCAGGTCACCGGAATGGCCCAATATCGGTGGAAGGATCAATACCAGTACTAAAATTATCCATGCCATTTGCCATAGGTCAGTCATTATACTGGCCTTTATACCCCTAAGGTATGTATAGACAAATGGGATAACAGCCATTGCCAGGGTAGTCCAGAAAAACGGGATCCCTGTCAATTTATGCAGAATTGCTCCACCGGCTAACAATTGAACGGCAAAGGAGCAAATCTGTAAACCGAATGACTCCACCAGGTAGAGGTTATGAGTCCGGTTTGAGTAAGAAGTCCGGATATGATCCGAGAAGGTCCACCCCTCAGGAACCATGTTCCGCATCCTGGTAGCAAAAAAACCGAATACTGCCAGGCAGAGAATGTTTGGAACCGTAAACCAGAACACCCCTGCAATCCCTTGCGTAAATGCCTTCTCAGACGCAATGAATAAAGCGGGTGCCCATATCCAGGTGGCTGCGATGGAGAAGGCTGCCGGCCATCCTGATACAGTGCGGTTCGCTACAAGAAAACTCAGCTTCGTGCGAATTTTGTCACGATAGCTGTACAGGTATGCTAAAACCATGACCATAGCAAAGTATGATACAATAATCAGCCATCCCTGCGAACTTGAAAAAACCTGCATAATTAAAATGGATTAGGTGAATAAAAACCGAAATCGCTTTTTAACGATCCCGGCATTGAATAAACAAATATAATGAATTACAGGAAATTCAAAATCTCCTGTTCAAATTCCTCCTTGTCCATGTCCCGCAAAAAATATTTTAATCCAATGTCCAGGGTACGGGAATAAAATTCTTCGAATGCATAATCATCCATTGCCCCAAATGATATTGACTTCGGGATCTGTACCTCGGTGCCATCCGGAAGGAAACTTACATCGAAATGCCCGGCCAGGATCTTAATTGCCACCAGGAGGGAGTCCCTGGTAGGATACCTGTCAGCAAGTTCTTCGTGCAAACAGTGATGGAAACATCTAATCATGGCAAAATACTTCTTATGAAAGCCGTAATTCCGGGGCCTGGTGACGACAGCCTTGACAGTTTCCCCAACCTTTATGCGCTTGGCCAGGTCAAAGTCAGTACCATAAGCCGGGATGAACCGGCCAAAATCATCCTTTGTCAAGTAAAGATCCATATCAAGACACAAAAAATTATTGAACATAAAACGATAGTACCGAGCATAAGGTTATGCCTACCCTCCTGGTTATTGAGCATCCTTTCTTCCAGCTTGATCTTTTCCTGGCATTCTGTATTAGGTATAAACTTTGAGCATGCCGGCCACTTCAGCCGGTGGTCCGTCTGACCTCCCCTGGTGCATCCCCTTAGGTGACACTTATAGTACACCCGGCCATGATAGCCGGTCTTAATCAAGTAATCACATTCCTTGCAGATCCTCCCGGGGGTGGAGCCTAATTTCAGCATTGGGTTTATAAGCCATACACCCCACTTATTACGCTGGTGTGTGCCATACCTACCGAACTTTACCGGGTAATCAATCACCGGGTTTCCGAACAGGTACCTTTGTTGAGTTGAGTTCATTGAGTAATTCAATTACGGTTTCCAGACAAGTGTTATTCCAGATGATATTATCCCCTGAGGAAAAAACATACTGCCTCCACTTAGGGTAATATTCCAGCCACCCAATAACATCACTGGATGACTTATTGAATATAAGATGAGACTCCGAATCCTTATGCCTGGGTTCCGGAACCTCAATTATTCTTATGTACTTATTCTGCTTAACCACCTTCATCGTACTTGAGTTTGAAGGAAGTCGATTTTATCCTGTAACTCTTGGTTCTTTTCCATATACCAGCCCTCCCACATAATCCCCCTGGCAATGAATAGCATCATTATCCCGAGGAACCCACTGACATTTACCGTTCCTTTAGAGATAATGTAATACGCTAATAAGCCTATTGTTACTATTAAAACTATCGTGGATACCGGTGACCACTTGAAGTAAATCATTCTCATTTTCATCTCAAAGTATTTTAATTAAATCTGGCAAGTTGTCTGCCGTTAATTACGTTGTTTATAGTAACATAGTGTACATCATATTCCTTCGCAAGCGCAACCTGTGTTGCTCCGGACTCATATCTTTTCTTTATCGTCAATATATCATTCAGCGTCAACTTAGAATTCTTAAATCCTATTTTTCTTTTCGTTTCTTCGGGGTGCTTCTTTCCTAAATGGGGCTTAATACCCAAAACCTCAACCATATGTTTACTGTTTTCAGAATGAGTACACCACTCCAAATTCTCAATCTTATTATTTAGTTTATTCCCATCTTTATGATTAATACATTGTTTATTATCTGGGTTAGGCACAAAAGCTAATGCAACAAGCCTGTGTACAGTTTTTAACTTCTTAATTCCATCTTTACTCAAGTTCACCACACAATAACCGATTCTTGTTGTTGCTATTTTTCTTATTCGTTGTCTTTTAAGGCTCTTTATTCTACCTAAATTTGACACAAGATAAAGTCCTTCATACCCCTTAATATTTTTCCAGGTTTCCATAATAAAAGAACCGGACTTAGGATGCTTAACGGTTGCAATGCAGAAACCGCTCCATACAGTTTCCTGCATGAAATCCATATCCGGTATTTTTTCAAATTGATATTTGCATTGCATTTGATTAAGCACTGTAAATATAATAAAAATCACTGTCATTTCAAAGCTGAATTTTGTCTATTCTGTTTTATCGGTTATTAATTTATTTACTTTGAGTAATTCACAATTAGGGAAACTCGCATCATAATTTCTTTGTCCTTCTGCAATTTCTCTGGCGAATTGGAGGATTAAATCAGTATATCGTTTTAATGTAGCTTCTGCAAATGGATTTCTCGGTTGTACACCACTTATTTTTTCAGCGATTTCTGTTGCTTTCTTTTCTATTTCATTCATGGCTTTCGTTTAATTTATCAAAAATCATCATGGCAAAATTTGCAACATCGGCACACTCTTCTTGAATCTCCCTATTTGATTTTTTTCTTTCTACGGCATCATTTAGTTCTACTAACTCATCATATATCCTTGTAAGCAACCAATCCACCGAACACCGCTTCCAAGTTCTTCCTTTACCATCAGGATTCATTTCTTTGCTTTCCTTGAATTTATTTTTATCAAGTTTATATTGCATAAGTTGTGCAAATTTCAATACAGATTTACTAATTTCATTCATGGCTCTATTTTTACACGATTTTGTTGTCAATAGCTTCGGCAAGTAAAAGAATAGCATCCCTGAGCCTCTTATCTACATTGTAGGATGTTTCACTTGCAAGTATAAGCCTGTGGTCAGGATTGATGATTTTTTCAATCGCCTTTTTAATTGTCATTTCTTATCTATTTTAAGTATTCAGTGTACCAATCTTCAAAGGATTTATTTATATTTAAAACGGTATAAGCATTTAATACACCTGCTTTATATCCCGCTTTAGCATGTTCCTTTGCATAGGATTCTATCCAGTCAATAAGTTCTGACCTAAATGTAGGATAGGGTTCGGGCCAATTCGATTTATCTCCCATTTTTTCATTTAAAAATTCTTCTGCTGTTTTCATCTTTATTCTGTTTTATTGGTTATTTCATTCATGGCTTATGGCTTTATAATATTCAGTCCAAGCTTTCATAAAGGCGATGCGGATATCTTTGTCCCACCCTTCACCTAATTCTGCCCAGGGCTTTATCTGTGCTATTTCTATTAATGTTCCATTACAAACATTGCAATGAATATTACACACTTCTTTATTGTTTAATTTATTCCACATCATATGCATCTGTTCATAGGATTCATCTGGATGCCAATTAGGAGAGGAATTGTATGAAACTGATCCATCACTTTCGTAAAACGGAATTTTATCTATTCGATACTCATATCCCATCCACTTAGCAGAGTCTTGCCTGTATTGCTGTATTTCATTCATGGCTGTTCCTCTTTAACAATTTTCATCACTTCATCATAACTAATTCGACCCTGGTGATATTTACATCCTATTTCCTCACAAGAGCATCCTTCGCCATGACACCTATGTTCCCACGGCTGATTAACATTACACCCATCACATAATTTTATTTTCGGTTTCATTGTTTCTCCTTAACTTTTGAATGCTATATAAATGTTCGTAATTATCCATATTAATTACGTTTCATAAACCATCGTTCTAAAAAGACCTGTTTTTCTTTTTTCGTTAATAGCCAATCTATAATACTGCCTTTCCTAAAATCCAACTCAATACCGTAATCCCTAAAGATTGTAAAATGCCAAATTTCACCATTCCAAAACTTATGGAAACATGGTAGATAAAACCTTAAAGGCATCTTACCCATTTTGTATTTCCGATAGTTTAAAAACCTTAGTCTCATCTCATTGATTTTATTTGGATGGCTGTTTTTTGTTTTGTTTACGTATTTCCTCCAATGAAGGTATGACTATTTTATGAGATTCCAGTAAGACTACAGCCAGGGCAACACGTAAATTATTACCTTCCTCCTTGCGTCCAGGCTTAGGCATGATGCTCCAATGTTTCCCCTTAGCCTTTATGATAACTATTACGGCCTCAATATCTTCAAGTTCAAATGGCTGTTCCATGATTAAAAAGGTAAATCGTCTGGTTCCTCCCCCGGGATAGATACTGAGGGTATTGGCTCTTGTCTTGGTGAGGGTCCACTGGCATGCTCCTGCAGGGGTTCTCTTTCATCAGTCTTTTTACTCAGCATTAACATCCCATCTGCAACCACCTCAGTAGTATATCGCTTATTC